ACTAACTTCTCGTTTGTTTCTCCTTCTTGAAGATCAACAACAACTGCTTTACTTACTTCTAAAGGAAGTTGGGTTGTATCTTGAGAAACTAAAACATACTCTTTAGAATATTTAGCAATAAAGAAACTATCTACTTGAGTAGGAGTATATTTAAGTGCGTCTTTAGCGTCTTTAAGATCACCTTTCAAATCTAAGACTTTTTCATTTAATACGCCTACTTTAACTACCAAGTATCCATTATCTTGTTCTAATACGCTAATGGCTCCTTCTAAATGAGTATTTTCTATTTCTACAGAGTCTATATTATGTTGTAGTGAATCAATCTTTTGTTCAAAAGGTTTTGTATCAAATTTAGGTGCTTTGTAAATAAATACATACCACACTGCTATTAAAGCCAAAAGGCATATTACTACTATACTAATCGTCTTCTTCATCTGAATCTAATTTAGGATTTTCTACTTTATCTATCTGAGCTTTGAGGAGTTTAATTCTATCAGGAATATTTCCAACAGCATTCTTATATCCAGCTACATCTTTAAGTTTAAGATTACCGTCGGCTCCTCTTTCTGTATATTTTGCAAGAATTGTTTTTACTTGCTGTTGAAGATTTGCTAATTCCTTTTTCTTTTTATCTATTGATCTAAAGTCTTTTTCAGATTGTTTAAGATCATCTTTTGAAGGCTCTACTTCCGTATCTTCCTCTTCTCTAATCCTAGAGATTAAAGTAAGATTATTTTCTACTAAATATTTTTTTAAGTTAAATGACATAGTCGTACATTTACTTATAAATATTTATCAATCAACAAAATCTTCTTTAGTAGTAGCTTTCCTTAAAGGTCTAGATAATTCTAGCCACCTATCATAATCATACTTTACTCCAAACAAATAGTATTCATCTTGTTTGTTTTGTCCTTTTCCATAAAGTATAGCAGGGCCAGTGGCACAATGGGGTTTTGTAGCCCCTTTTTCGTCTTCGTAAATGTGGATTGTTGTTCCTTCTATAGTCTTTATTGTTCTATAGATTGTATCTTTTTTTGCCATGTAATTAATTTATGGCTAATATACAAAAAATAATTGAAATAAAAAAATTTATTTTAGAATAAATTAATTTTTATGACAGGCTTATCTATTCCTCCAGTGGCATTTCTTATACTAACATCTGCTCTTTTTAGTCCTAGTAATGAACCTTCTAGTGGAACTCTAATAGTAGTTATTTTTGTAGATGGATTTGCATATTTTACAAAAACTCCACTAGGATTTCCTAAAAGTTGCATTGCCTTTTTAGGAGAGTCTATATTATAGATTTTAACATCTCCTCCAGGTATTTCCCTTATATAATAATATCCATAGTCTATAGCTGATCCTAATAGCTTACTTATTAATTCTATATTACCATTACTTTGTTCAAATTTTGTTTCTGGTCCTTTTTGGGAAACATAATTATTTAATCCAGCTACTATTTTTTTAGGATCAACGCCAAATATTTCTAAAATTTTTTTAATATTTTCATTTGAATCAAAAGCAGCTTTATCAAAAACTATTTTATTTTTATCCTTATTAAAAACTATACCAGGAATAACTCCACCATTATAAATCCCAGATCCTGATACATTTTTTATAGATAAATAATAAGGTTTATTTTTATAATTAATAATTATATCAGATATTTTTTCTCCTCTATTTTGTGGACCTTTAAAATTTAATGGTCTTTTTGTATCAGTTTCTCCTGCTGCAATTACGTTTTCAGGTTTTAATTGTTTTGGATTAATATTTAAAAAGTCTAATATTTTTAAAGCTATAGGATCTTGTATTTCATTTTTATTTAATCCTGCTGATGATTTAATTTTATCTACTAAATCTTTTTCAAATTTACTACCTAAATTAGCAGTTGCACCACCACTTAAAATAAATTTAACAGGTCCAAATTCAGAATCAAATTCTACCATACTAAATTTACTACTTGTATTAGGTCCAGATTTAGGAGGGTGAACTTTAATGTTTTTAGCTTTAAGATCTTTTTTAATTATCTTAACAAACTCATCAACACTTACTTTTTCTTTATTTGCTATTCTATATGGATCAGATTGTTTTTCAAACTTATTAGGATTAAGATTTATTAGTTTATCAGATGCTTGTTGATTTATTTTAGGACTTGGTTTAGATTGTTCTAATAATATTGTCTCTAATATCCTAGATTCTGTCAACTCTTCTCCACCTTCTGCTTCTGGTGCTGATGTTTCTGCTGGTGGAGTTGGTCCTGCTTCTTCTGCAGGTCCTTCTGAATCTCTAGTACCTTGCTCTGCTCCATCCGGCCCTTTTGTCTTTAATGGGTTACCAAATCTAAGGAGTCTTGATATAGCAACCATGCACCTTTCTTTCTCACCAATAGACATTAAATAGTATTTCTTTCCTTCTACAGTTGCTTCATAGGCTTTACCCATGAACTGCAAGAAAAAGAATTGTCCATTATGTAAAACAATTTTAAATGTTGTAGGCTTAGGAGCCACTACATATATGCCAGTAATATATTCTTCAAATGAAGGAGTCATAAGATACTCAAGAGTATTCTTAAGTCCTACATACTTCTTTAATATGAACTGCATAGGATCATCCTCAAACGTTGATTGTTCAGGTTCCATCCTATCTAACTCTTGTAAGAGTATTGTTTTTAATATGTCTTGGTTACTCACTGGCATTTATTATTTTGCTTTTTTACGCTTGACAACACTTTCCATTATACTTTGAAGAGAAGTTTCGTTAGTCTTTTTTGGTTTAGGCAATACATCTAGATCTTTAGCAAGTTCTTTAGCTTTATCTTGATTTTTTGCACTTAACTTATTATAAGAGGTAATAAGTTGAGATTTAGTAATATCTCCTTTTTTGTGAAGTTCTAAGTTTTTAGAAAAATCTTTAAGGCTAATAAATTCTGCTTCCATCATAGACTGTAGTGCCATATCATCTACAGGCTCTTCTTCATTACCTACAGGAAGTTCGTCCATATTATCTCCACCATTATGATATTCATGATAGTTCTTTGAAGCCTGATTAATATAGTTCTCTGCATTAGTAATATGATCTTGAATCCAAGCTGGGATATCTTTCTCATCTTGACCTAACATATTCATCAATTGGCTTGCTGAACTTATAATAGACTTAAGGCTATTTTGCGCCATTGATACTTCATGATCTTCGCCTTCGTTTTTTACAATTTGAGCTTGTAATTGATCAGGCAGATTTTTTTGTCCTCCTTTCAATTTAGGATTATCATTATACTTTTTTGTAAATTCTGCTCCGTCTTTTTCGTTTAACTCTTTCATCAAAAGAGCTTTGAAGAATGAAATACTATTCATTTTATTTTTTCTTTTTAGATTTACTTGCCTTTTTCCATAAACTCTTATCTGCTTTTCTTGCTCCACCTTTACCTGTTACAAATGAATTCACTCTTCCCATTGCCCATTGGTGTTGACCAACTCCAGGACGGTGACCTGTTTTCCAAGCTGCTAAACCTTTAGCATATACACTTTTGAGTATAGTTTTAGATATACCGGTAGACTTTGCTTTATTTGCTAAGGCTTTTTCTACTTCAGCATCATACTCAAGAATAAGTATTTTCTTTAATATATCTAATTTATTAATCATTTCTTTTTCTTTTTATCTAGTTTCTTTTTAACTATCTCTCTAGTCCTATCCATCTTCCTTGCGTAAGCAGGATCATCTTTACGATTAAAATTAGCTTGTTGATTTAATGAGCCTGTTATTTTACTCATATTACCTTTTCTTGTTCTAATCAACCAATTAGCTAACTTTTCTGCTGGCAATTCTTTAAATCTACCTTTTGCATCTGGTGCATTTGAGTGGTGAAACTTAAGTCTTTCTTCAACTAATTGTTGTAATAGTTCTTGTAGCTTCATTATTTTTCTTTTTTACCAAATCTTTTTTCGTAAGCAGAAGTTGCCGCACTCTTCTTAGTCTTATATTTCTTAGTTTTAGCCTTATCAGCATAATCAGCTTCCCACTTTCCATAAGCAGAAGGATCATCAGACTTTAACTTTTTAACTCTATCAATCTCTTTCTTCATTGCTGCAGCATCTTTAGTAAGATACGCAGGATTAACTTTTCCTTTCTTTTTTGCTTCACTTACTCTAACACAATTAGGAACCATATTCCCTTTTTTTCCTTTTTTCATTGGATTTTTTGGATCTTTTCTATATCCTTTCCAACAAGCTTCTTCAAGAGGATTTAAATCTAATTCTTTTTCTATATCGGTAATATCATCATATCCTAGATATTCTAAATCTTTTTCTAAAGTGTAGGGGGTTTTTGATACCGCTCTAGATATTCGATCTCTAATTTCTGCATCTCCATTATTAAAAGACTGTAAGATATTCTGATAGTGAATATCTGTTTTGGCCATTTCTAATAATATATCTTTAAGCTTAATCATTTATTTCTAATTATTAGTTCACCTAATACTTCTAGTCTACCAACCTCTCTCTGAAACTCTGTTTGGGTCATATTCAGGGATATCTCCTTATATGTCCTATTATATTCTTTCTTAGCCTCTTCTATATTAAATTCACCTTGTTTAGCCTTCTTATAATAAGGAAGTTTAACTACAAAGTGATTATAAGTAAGCATAGAAAGACCTCCTTTTTCCTTTGCGTTATTTGCAATCTTCTCAGCTCCCTTCATTCTAGTCTCTGCAAAGTCTATGAAAGACTCTTTAATTTCCTTTAAAATATCTAGAAGCTTTGTCATATAAGTATAAATATCTTAGTTTGCATGCCACCAATTACAGCAATACTCATCAGCATTGGCAGGTATTTTGGCATTGCCTTTTCTCCACTTAAGCCAATATTGATTATTGCATATATTACCTTCTTTAATCCAGTATTCACAATTAGCACACATTGAACCACCCTTAGTAACTTTCATACCTGGTTTATGGTCTTTTGGATACTCTATTGGACCTGGTTTTGCTGCTTCGTTTAATATATCTTTAAGTTTAATCATAGTTTACCATTTTCTGCATGACCAATATCTTGCTTTCCATCTTGGTCCTGGATTAGTGTCACAATGGTGTCTTGCTCTAAAACTCTTTCTTCTTTTAGGATTTGACTTTTTAATCTTCATGTTAGGGTCTCCAAAGTTAACCTTAACAATATTACCCTTATTATTCTTTACATATACTTTAAACTTCTTAATATCGCCTCTCATAGGTTTTCCTAGAGGTACTTTACGTCCTTGATACTCCGCTTCTTGTAAAGAGTTAATGTGTTCTCTTATATATTGAGCCAAACATTGAGGGCAAAATTCTCCTTCGTTTAATTCTTGAATTGTATCCATTATTATAAAATTTTAAGCAAACAATGGTTTAATTACGTCTCTTAATATAGTACCAATTTTACTTGCATTTTTTTCTGCAATAGATTGTATTAATTCACTTGATATATCAGGAGCTAAATTTTTAATTAGTGATGTTGTAGATTCAATTTGTTTAACATCTACCGATCCAAAAATTGCCATCATAGTTAGAACTACCGCCTTAAAAATCTTTGCTACTTTATCTCTTTTACTTTGATCTTGAATAAAAGGTTTTAGCATAATTCTAAATGGTGTATCTACGTAGTCATCAATCTTATCAGTTACTTTTCCTATAACTTGATACCATTTCGGATCAGATTTTTTTAATTGAATACCAGCTTTTTTTGCTATCGCCTCTATAATTTTTGTAATGGCATTTATGATTCCAGGTAAAGCTAATACTATAGAAATAGTACCTATTATTTCATTTTTAGGAGCAGTTTCTAAAGCTTTTTCTATTTCATCATCTAGATTATTTAATGCAGATATATCTATTTGATCTTGCTCAACTTCTTTTAATATGTCTATTAATTTAATCACTTATTTTAATCCTTGAGTTCTTTGATTAAAAACTTTGTTAGTTGCATTTATAGCAGGTCCAACTGATCCTTTTCCTAATTTAGCAAGTATTGAATTTATTAATTCTACAATTCCTTTAACCTCATTTGTATCTATACCTTTTACTGTAGGAATTTTAATTACAAGATCTTTAAGATATCTTTGAATTTCTGGGATACTATCTACTACATTATCAGATTCTGCTAATTGCTCTTGCCCTCCTATTAAAGATTCGTAATCTTTCATAGAAAGAGACATACCTGATTGGGATAATTCAATGGCTTTTTGCGCTACATTATGAAGATCCATGTCTGATTTGGCATCTTCTCTAGCATATTCTAAAAGTCTAATAAAAAGAGGGATGTCTAAAATTACTTTATCAGTAGGATTAAATTCTTCTTTTAATTTATCTTTTTTTTTATCACTTTTTTCGTCTTCTACTTTTTCAACATTTTTCTTGCTCTTCTCAATCTTTTCCATCTTACTCATAAGATCGTCGATTTGAGATGCAAGTTTAGCAATATGTTCTTTATGTTGAGAAGCATTTTTAGGATCTTCTTTAGCCATATCAACATGCTCTTTACGTTTCTTCTCAAGATGGTCAATAGTTTTTTTCAACTTATCACCTACCTTTCCTTTCTTTTCTTCAAGAGCTTGAACTTCTTTAACGTATGCTCCATATACTTCTGCAGCAATTCTCTGTGCTTCTGATTCGTCAGTTACTACACTATGAACATCATCTTGCATAATATTAAGAGGCTGAAGGCCTTCTAGTGGATTTAATTCTTTAATCAAACCTGCTGCATCTAGATTGTCCATTGGTTTAAGAACCACATACATCTTGGTAGGATCATAGTCTTCCTTCTTTACTTTTTTAGGAAGTCCTTTATGTTTAGTTGATGCAAAATCTTTTACATCTCCTTTTTTCATTGATTTAGCCATTTCTTTTGCTTTTCCTGATGCTTGTGAAGGTTTCATATCTCCTTTTTGAAGGGCGTGAACTATACCCATTAATTTCTGTTGTTGTTTAGATGCAGCTTTTTCTGATATATTATGCATTACAATATTCTTTTAGAATTTACTAATAAATATCTGTTTTCCTAAACTCTTCTATCTTCTTTTTGAGTTCTTGATATATCTGAGTCTTATCTCCGCCTTGCCAACTTTCAATATCCCCTTGCTCAGTTACGAAGGTATCTTTTTCCTCAAGCCATGAATCCAAAGCCATTTCAAACTCTTCAAGACTAGCATTCTTATTCATATTAAGAATATTTTTTTCATACTGCTTATATTTACCTTCTAGCTTTAGTTTAGCTTCCATATCAATAACACAGTTCAAACACACTTTATGTACCGAGTACATCTTTTTATTTAATTCATCAGCCTTCATAGGCTTCTTACAACTAGGACAAGTAAGAGGTAGAGATACAAGATGTTTGAATTTATCTAGCTTGGTTATAGACTGTTTGATGCCATTCTTTATAGTCCACTTTTTTCCATCTTCTTCCCAAATATCACCTTCTTTATGTTCTTCTATTTTACTTTCCCAACCTCCAAGCACTTGAGTTCTATCACCAGTTTTACCAGTAATAATATTTCTCATCCTTTGAACATCTCTTTGTTTAAATTGTTTTTTTAGCGTAGAATCTTTTGGTAACATAACTATTTTATTCTGAATTTACTTAATATATTTTTTGTCTTATTAATATCTTTGTGCATTATTGCTATACCTTCTAAATCTTTCCAAGGAGCTAGGTTTGGCCAATAGTCATCTATTAGGATAGATCTTTTAGGATCTGTTTTCATTTCTAAATGTTTTTGCCCTGTCTGTCCAAATATTATTCCTTTTGGTTGAGGATCAAGATTTGACTTTATCCATAACTTTTTACCTTCTACAGCATGATTAAATTTACTAGGACTAGTTAGGATGTATGGATTATACTTACCTATAATTGACCATAGTTCTTGACCTCCTGGCATCCATTTCATTTTAGCCCAAAAGTCAATGCCGGCTTGATCTACAGCATTTTTAAAAGGGGTTGGTCCATATTTCTCTCTATATTGAATTGGAGTCATCTCATAAAAATGTTCAAATCTTTCATCAAAATCACACAATACTCCATCCATATCACAATAAATCTGAATACCTCCGGATTGTTCTACTTCATAAATTTGTTTAAGAGTAGGAAGAAAAGATTCATAAATAAGATCATTAGTTTTACCATAGTCTCTCATCATTATACCTGCTAAAGCATTAGCTTCATTCTCTATATTAGATCCTGTCTTACCAGCACTATTATATAATTTACCAAGCTCATTTTGTCTATGGTGAACTAATTCATGACATAGAGTTCTTAGTATATCTGCTAAGTTTCTATTTCCTATATAAACATCTAAATGGTTTTCGTTTGGATTATACTCACCAAAACTTCTTCTTTCTGTTGCCCATTCACGATCATTTAAAAACCTAATTGTAGGAAGCTGATTTATATAAAGTTTATTTTTTGCAAACTGTATAAAATCCTCTATTATTTCTTGTCTTTTTTCTGGTATCATTTCATTATTTTCAATAATCTTCCAAAAACATCTTTAGCCACTCCTTTATTATATGCCGAGTCTGGAATAAATTTAGCAAATTCTTCAAAGTTACCAGCTTTAATTGTGGCTCTCATTTGAGTTGCAGATATTCTACCAAATTGTGCCGGTATAATTTCAGGTCTTACTTTATTAGGAAATCTTTTTTGTATAGAATCAAAGTATCCTAATTCTGTTTGTTCTTCTTCTCCTGACGCAACATAGACTGGGTCAACATCAGGGTTTTCTGCCATAAAAGCAAAGATGTCTTTTATTGGTGTGGACTCTTTAGATATTGTTACCTCTATTTTAGGATTGGGTTCTGCTTTAAGATATTCTTGCCAGATATAAAGAGAATCTTCAGGAGTTATACCGTACTTAGTAACATTAGATATAACAACATATACTTTGTTAATATAATTTAGAGACGCTAAATATTTTGCGGCTTCAAAATGTCCTTTATGAGGAGGTTTGAATTTACCAGGGTAAAAACAAGGGCCTACATCTGGCGATGCTTCTTTTAATATATCCTCTGCTATCTGTCTTCCTAGTTGTTCGAAGTTAATCATGACTTAATAAATGATTTTACTTTAGACGCAACACTTGACATATCTTGAGCTTTTAACTCTTCTACTTGTTTTTCTATAGTATCAAACTGATCAGACAGTATGTCTATTTGCTTATCAACAAGTGCTTTAGATTTTGCTATTTCTTCAGGAGATTTTTGTTTAGTAGGATCTTTTTTAAATGTAGACTTAAATTGTCCAGAAGATAAAAGCTGCTCAAAAAATTCTTTTAATTTATTAGATTTATAAGCCTTTTGAAATTCAGCTACCATCTTTTGTTCATCATTTGACATTCCTGTCTCTACTAGATAAAAATTATCTCCGAACATTTTTTTGTACGTATCAATGTTCTTATATACATTATTCCAGCTAGATAATACTCCAACAGTAGGAACCTTTCTTTCTCTAGAAAAGTTACGAAGGAAACTAACTATAGGGTTAGTATACACCATCACCATCATAATATTATAACCAGAATCTTTAATATTAGTTATTCTTTCTATATTAGTTCCAGTTGTATCATATAAAAAATTATTTCCGGATTGTATAGTATCAGGAAGGTCTCTTTTATCAATTTGAATAGAGGCTTTAGCTAGATTATTGTACATAGGACTATCTTTGTCTTCTACATACTTGTCTGCATTCAGCTCAATCCAGCCTTGATTTTTTAAGTCAGATCTAATCTGTTTAACAAAAGTGGATTTGCCGGCTCCGGCTCCACCTGCCATTATAATAGCTTTTTTGCCCCCTTTTACTTCTAATAATAAGTCTAGTAGCTTAATCATACTACCAATAAATATTAATCTATTAGTTTAACAGTATTTGGAAGAGTAAGTAATTCAATTTCAGATTCAGGATGCATAATCTTGTAAGTCTCGTAAGTATGCAAAAACATACTGAAGTATTCATCAACAGTCTTCTTTCCTTCAATTATTTCCCAACCTGCACCTTGCATTTTTTTGCCTGCCTTGTCTGGACCTCTCTTTGAAGATTTGAGCCATATGATACCGTTACGATCCACTTTTTGGAGATATCTTTCTTCATAAGCTTTAGTGTAGGCTGACATTTGTAGATAGTAGCTTTCATGAACTGAGTTTGAGGTTTTAATATCTAGAAGCCACTTCTCTCCATTGATATCTACCAATAGATCTAGGGTTCCTGAATACTTGTAAGTATCACTAAACATGAATTCTTCTGACAATAAAAGAGTGGGCTTATAAGTCGTCCAGAAATCTGTAAAACCTAGAATCATTTTCCATACGTGAGTATGATAATTAACCTTTCCATCTGGTTCTATCCACCTAATCTCTTCACCTTTTAAGAACTTTTCTACGGCGTTGTGTACTTGAGTTCCCTCATCACCAGCGCGACGCATAACAATATCAGCATTATGACCCATGTCTTTAATCCAGGTTTCGAAAAAAGCACCTTTTGGAAAGTAACCAAGAATTGTGGTAACAGACGGATAAAAGACCCCAGGCGATCTTTGATAATATCTAGCATCATGTAAAGTAATTTGTCTAAGTTCAGGATCGGTTTCAACGATTCTTTTTAAGAACTTGTCTCTATAGACATTCTTGTTTTGTTCGATCATATTAGTTGTATTTTTTTGAGAAGCAAGTCTCCAAAAGACAGTGGCTTCGCAGTATGTAATAACTTGGTCATATTATTAAAACCAAGGTCAGAAGGATCTTTACCTTCTAATTCTATTAAATAAACTTCTTTACCTAAATTAAGAAGATTTTGTGAATAATCTAACGCTTCTTTAAGTGCGTCTTTGTCTAATGCCAAATATACTGTTTTTACTTCAGATTCTACTAATTTCATCATGAGTGACTGAGGAATAGTTTTACCGAATAGGGGAATAGCATTACGCTTAATTGCAATGGCATCAAAAATACCCTCGCATAATATAACAGGAACAGACCAATTAACAAAGTACTCTAGTCCAATAAGTTCTGTTTTATTACAACTAGGAGCGTCATACTTTCTAGCAGGATCAGGTTCAAATGATCTAGCTATAAAATAATTTACATTTCCATCTTTATCATAAGATGGTACTATTATCCTATTTCTATATCTTCCTGTTTTACAATACCCAATATTGTACTTTTGTATATCTTGAATAGAAATATTTCTTTTCTTTAAATAAGTTAAAGCATGTCTGCACTCAAGAGATTTATCTGGATTGGATAATGAAATGAATTCTTCTGGTAAGGTTACTTTATTTGGTTTTGTGTTATCAATCTTAGTATTATCTCCTTGAAAGTAATTTTTCATTTCGATAATCTTTTCAGTAGGAGCATCTACTTTTTTTAATAGTGATACTGGTGTTTTACCTTTAGTAGCAGGGTGGCAAGTCCAACAATTATATTGTCCAGACTTAATATTCACTATTAACTTAGGATTATGATGCTTACAAACTGGGCAGTAGAATGCATAATCCATAGTAGTTTTAGATCCTTTTCCTTTACCAAGAACTGTTTCTAATAATCCTAATACGAGTAATTCTTTATCCATTTATCAAATATAAGACAAAAAAATGACATAAAAAAATATTTATTAAAAAAAATTTTTCTGTTTCAAATATTTGTTGTATATTAGTAAAACTAATGTCGTATACTCAGGCTCTATGCCATAGCTTGGTTAAATTCCATGAGTGAGTTTTAGAATGAGTAAGCAATATGACTACCAGGAGTAAAGACCAATATATGCTTCAGGTATACAAAAATAGTTGGTAGTGAAACTCTAAAATAATATCGGCAGTATCCGACGGTTTAGTCCGCTAAAGGATTTTAGATATAAGCTACAAATGAAAAACAAAGTCAATTACACTCTAAAAAAAGGCTAAATACCTTTAAACTAGCTATTATGCAAGCAGAAGATTTTCAAATAGATGGAGATAAAATAACAGAAGAGCAATTAAATGCATTATATATTTACTTATCAATGACATTTGATACTATGAAAAATGAAGAAAAAATGATGTGGTATCAAATAATGCAAAAAATAGATAAAGAATTTTATGAACAAGATTAAATTGTTATTATTAGAAGGTTGCCAAAGATGTCAAAAGTTAAAAGAAGAATTAGGTAAAAACTATATTCATTATGACTACGAAGTTTGTAAATCGGATACTATACTTTGTGATTCTATTGAAGATTTAATAGGATGTTCTAACTATCCTATAGTATTAAAAATGATAAATAATAACTTTATAGAAGAAGTAATTTATATAACAAATAACTATGATGATGTAGGGTTTACGTTATCTTTAAATGATAAAATAAAAGGTAAACCTTTTTACTCTATAGATCAATTAATAGAATACACAATAAAGTTGTAAATTTATAATATGAAATACAAACAATTAATATTAAGGAAATTATTTGAATTGAACAATTTAATTAATTCCCAAAGAGCTTTAGTATCCACTGCTAGATCTCAAGACGAAATTAGTTTTCATTTAGATAAAGTAAAATCTAAAATAGATGAAATAGAAGTTTTGATAAACAGTGAAAATGAATTCTAAATAAAAATAAATAAGTTATGAAAAATTTAAGTCCTGAACAAATGGCTGATAATCTAGCTAAGTTTTATTCTTTAATAGACAAATATATTTCTGGTGATAGAAAAGATAAAGTCATAGAAATGTATAAAGATATTGAAGAAACTCTTGCTACTTCTCCTGCATCTACTAAAATAAGTCATCACAATGCTTTTGCTGGTGGTTATTTAGATCACGTTATTAGAGTTACTGAAGCTGCTTTGATATTTGAAAAAGTTTGGGATAAATTTGGCCAGAATAAAAATTATACAACTGAAGAATTAGCTTTTGCAGCACTTAATCATGATCTTGGTAAACTAGGCACGAATGATGAACCAGTTTATATTCCTAACCAATCTCAATGGCACAGGGAAAATCAAGGACTTATGTTTAATTATAATCCTGCAATAACTCATATGAGAATAGCTGAAAGGAGTTTATTTGTACTCCAGAAGTATGGTATACAGGTTTCAGAAAATGAATTTCTAGCAATCAGGTTACATGATGGTTTATATGAAGAAGCAAATAAACAATATTATATTACCTATAATAAAGACACAGAATTAAGGTCTAATATTGCTTACATACTACATCAAGCAGATTTGATGTCTAGTAAAATTGAATCAAACTAAAATTAATATATTATGACAATAGGAATTATAGCCCTTATAGTCTGGGCTGTATCTATAATAGGATACATCATTTGGAACTTGTTTCAAAAAAATAGAAGACTAGAATCAATGGTTATTACTCAACAGTTATTTATTGACAATATTAAAGATTGTATGAAAGAGATTAATATTGCGGCAAATCAAATAGATTCTAAATTATGGGTACAATCTGACCCTGAGTTTTTAAGCCTTATGGAAAATGTAAAACAAATGCAAACTAGAATTAACGAATTCATAGAAGAATAATATGAGTGATATACTATTAAATGAGGAGGAGGTTTTATTAACCAAAAAAGGAGAGCCTAGAAAAAGAAAGCCTAAAACAAAAAATAACTATTTTACAATAGAAACTGAGGAGGCAATTCTGAGGTATAGGGCGGCCAAAAATCAAGGAGAAAGAAATAGGATCTATAATCAAGATATTCACTACGGATTTTATAAACTAGTAGAGAATATTATTCATACTTTTAAATTCTATTATACAGAAGTTGATAATATAGAAGATCTTAAATATGAAGTAATATCATTTCTTTTACAAAAATTAGACCTTTATGATCAATCTAAAGGTAAGGCTTATTCTTATTTTGGGACGATTGCTAAAAGATATTTAATCATATATAATCAAAAAAATTATAAGAAACTTGTAGCTAAGGCAGATATTGGAGAACAGAATGATGATGATGCATTATTGAATAGTATCCTTGTAAAAGAACCAGAACCAGAGCTAGATAAGCTAGATGTGGTAGAGCTTTTCATTAAATATGTAGATAATAATTTATTAGAATTATTTGATAAAACAGAGGAACTAAAGGTCGCTGATGCTATCCTAGAAATCTTTAAAAAGAGGGAAAATATAGATATTTTTAATAAAAAAGCAGTCTTTATCTATGTCAAGGAAATGACAGATACTCAGTCAAATACCATTACAAAAGTAATTAAAAAGTTAAAAAACATCTATAAAACTATCCTTAATCAGTATCTTGAAAACAATGACTATTAATATTTATTCTAAAAAGTCATGGAACTTGATAAGGAAATATTCAAAGGCAAAACTATTGCTAATCTTGTAGAAGAGGTATACGATAAACAAAAAAATCAAGATTCTACAATCAAACAGGAGATCATGAGGTTAGCTGATATGATTGAAACTCCTGGTGATGCTATTGTAGTTGTGCCTCTACTTAAGGGATTTATAGACTCTAGTTTAAAGAACGATGAGGTTCTCCTTAAACTACTTAATCTTTTCCAAAAAGCTGCTGAAAGTAAAAAGGCTGGCGATACAGAGGATTCCGGTATTCTTACAGAAAAAGATATTGAGCAGTTATTTTCTGAAGTTTCTACTATTAAAATTAAAGACCCTAAACAACTACCTAGCGCATAATGTCAACAGGATACGCATTTGGACCTAAACTAGATTCTGATAATGGCTCGTCTGGTGGCCAATATTTCCAAATAGGAAGGGTAAAATCCGTTGTCTTGGGACCAAACAGACCAGATGGTAAAAAAGATCCTAATTATAGATCTCCTGCTGATATAGGATCTATAAAATATGAAATACTATATTCTCCACTATCTACTTCAAAATCTAAAGAAGTATCTGAACCTGCATATCCAATATGGTATTTTATTAAGCAAATTCCTTTAGTTAACGAGCTAGTTTTAATTGTTGTTGGACCTTCTATAGGATTAAATAATAGAGCAACAAATCAGCAGTATTTTTATATGCCAGCTTACGGAATATGGAAAAATCCTAATCATAATGGATTTCCTAATATGGAAGAATGGGCAGACTATTTAAATACTTTTGCAAATAAACCAACTTATTCAGGAAATAGTACTCCAGAAAAAACTCTTCCATTAGGTTTTACATTTGAAGAAAATCCTAATATAAAAGATTTGACTCTTTATGAAGGGGATACTATAATACAAGCAAGGTTTGGCCAGTCAATAAGATTTGGAAGCACAGTATTAAATTCAAATAATACTTGGTCTACAAATTATTATGGCAGAAATGGAGAAACTAGTAATAATGGAGATCCAATAACAATAATAACTAATAGACAAGGAGAAAGAGTTGTTAGAAATAAATTTGATTCTATAGTTGAAGATATAAATAAAGATGGATCTTCTATTTATATGACTAGTACACAAGAAATAGATATTCCTGATTTAAAAAGTTTTCCTTTAAAATCATTTGCATTTAAACCTGAAAAACCTATTAGAAGTGCAAGAACTATGAATATTAATAATCCTATTTCAAATCCAACTTTAAAAATAACTCCACCTTCAATATCTAATCAAGCAGTTTCTGCAAATAATCAAGATAAAAAATCAATAGGAGAATAATGTATAATCCACAATTTCCATATAAAGGAGACCAGATAATATTATCATCAGATAGAGTAATGCTATATTCTAAAAATGATGCAATATTTCTTTTTGGTAAAAAAGCGGTATCATTATCTTCTCCTAGAACTATAAATTTAGATGCTAATGATGGAGTTTTAATTTATACTAATAAAATAGAATTAGGTACAAATGCTGAAGCATTAGGAGAACCTCTTGTTTTAGGAAGGACTCTTAATACTCAATTAATTGTTTTTTTATCTGTATTACAAACTGTAGGAAATCAACTTGCAAACGCTTCTGAATCGAATTTAGCCGCTACTATGACTTTAATAACAGGAGCTGGAACCGCTTTAGCCGGTGAAGCAGAGAGATTAAAAGGGCTTTTACAAGGAGAATCACAAATATTATCTCAAACAACATATACTAGATAATATGGCACTATCCACTATTAATCCATCAGCACAGGCTAGTTTTGAAAAAGGTGCTAAAGAATCTAAAGAAAGATACGAAAAAGGAAAAGTAAATTTTGGAGATCCTAGTATAAATGCTAATACTACAACTGCTAAAGGATTAGAAAAAGCAGTTGCAATAATTTATAAGTTTATAATAAAAGCTCAAGGATCTGTTTTAGGAATAATATATGGTAAATTTCAAAAACAGAATAGTAAAAATCCTATAATTAAAGCTATTGATAGAGGTATTACTAATATATTAAAAGATATAGCAGAAATTGATTTATGTAACTTATTAAATTATGCAATAAATCAAATACCTGGGGGCAAGCAATTTAATCCTAATGAAGAACCACCGCCTGGTAATCCATTTACTCAGTCTAAATGGAAGCTTCAAAAAGCCGCTTATGATGTACAGAAAAAAATAGATGATTATTATGCTAGCTATGGAGATGCAAAAAATCCAGATAGTAAGCTTGGATTGTACAATCTAACTAAGGATATAACAGAGATATTTAATCTTACAAACAATCCTAATTTTCCTATAAATAATCCAGACTTAGTTAAAGCTTTTCCTCCTCTTTCTATTGCTTCAAATTTTTTAACTAATGCTTTAAGTTTATTTAACAGATATACTGATCTTAGACAAATTCCAAATGAAGAACTACAGAAGATAATAAGAACCATAGATCAAATTAGAGTATACGCAATATCTATACAAGGATTAAATACTCCTGCTTCTTTTGTTAATTTTGCAGATTCTATATTAGGAGGAGATATACAAAAAGAAATAGAAAAAATAAATAGAATTATAACTCCTACAAAATTAATTCCTTTATTAAAACAAATATTAAAAGCAGCAAATAATTTAATTTCTTTAGGTAATAAATTATTATCATATATAACAACTATTAGAGCTATTATAAAAATAGCAGTTATAATAATTAGAATACTTGATTTTATAGTAGTATTTTTTAAACTTCTTGCAGTACCTAATGTACTTACAAAAGTCGGAGACACAGTCACGGCAAGTGATCTAGTTTCAGATATTTTAAAAGAAAATGGCACAAAAAAATTAATAAAAAGATTATCTCAAATAAATGTAACTCTTGGAGCAATTGCTGGATTAGCTCAAACAATAGTAATAGGATTATATGATATTGTACAAAAAATAAATTTAATATTACTAAATTTAGAAAATTGTGCAAATGTTTCTTCTGATTTGAAGCAAGAAATGCAAACCACTATAGATAATGCTGTAGCTACAATTAATAATCTTCAAAACTTTTTAGATACCTATAATAGTGCTCAAGATAGAATAAATAGAACTTTTGGTGAATATGTAATAGAAATAGTTAATGAAGAAATAACTGATGAAGGAATAAGTATTAGAAGAAGATATGGAATAGCAAGGGATATTAATGGATATATAGTAGCTCAATCTACTCCAACTTTTGCTTCTTTAGATTTAATTATAATTAATGAAGTTAAATTAATTCTCTCTTCTAAAGGATTGGTAAAAATAGGATTAGATTCTTTATCGCCTGAGGATTCCATAACTATTTCAGAATCTTTAAAATATTTAGATGATCAGGATATAACAATTGATTCTGTACAATTATCAGATTTTGATATACAAAATTTAGGAGGTGATGAATTAGGTCTTCAACAATTTGTAGATAATCTACCTGGTGGTAAGGCTCTAAGAAAAAAAGTTAGGAAACAATTAATTAAAGAGAATCAGGCTCTGGTTAAAAATTTAAAATCTACAGATCCTAATTCTACTTATTCCCAGTCTATAATAAAACAAAAAGAAGAGGAAACTGCAAAATTAAAAATAGAGGGTCTTTTAGAAGAGAGGAAAAAATTAAAAGCTTTATTATTAATTCCGAATCCATTAGGTTATGCAGTAATACTTATTAGAATATCAGATATAGACAAAGAAGTAGCAAGTCTTAGAAAACAGTTTAATCTAAAACCAGAGGCTGCCATAATTAAACCTCCTCAACAAACTAACCAATCAGAATAAAATCTCTAAAAATAATATTTATAAGATATGGGACAAATAGACCAATTAAGAAAATTAATAAGAGAGGAACTCAGGGCTGTTCTTAAAGAAGAGCTTCCTAAACTATTAAGTGAGGTTAAAAAAACCCCTATGACAGATCCTAAAAAAAGTTTACATGAACAGGTAAAATCTAAAATACCAGGTACTTTAAACACGGCTATTCCTAAACCGGTTAAGTTTACAGGAAATAATCCTATGGCAGCATTCTTAAATGATACAGCTCAAAGTATGTTAAATGAAGACTTTAATATGACTTCTGATAATATCCATCCAGGATTGGCCTTCCAACCAAGAGAGGTTAAAGTAGGAAGTGTAGAAGGAATGCTAGGAACTGCTAGACCAAGCTCAAATTTAGACGCTGTTCAAATTAATGAAGTACCAGATTTTTCTGCTTTAATGGGAAAACTTAAAGAACAAGGACAAATATAATGGCTTACGGTTTAAAACAAATATCACCTTTAGATCTTAAACCTTCAACAGCAATTGGAGTTAAAATACCTTTTGATGCTGAAAATGTATTTTCATCTGTATATACTACAAAAGATCAAATAAAATATAATATAATTAATTTTTTATTAACTGATCCTAGAGAAAGAGTTTTTAATCCAACTTTTGGAGCTGGTCTTAGAGCTAGATTATTTGAACAAATAGATCAGGTTTCTTTTGAAGAAATTAAACAGTCTATAAGAACCCAAATGGAAAATCAATTTCCACAAGTTCAAGTTACTACATTAGATATAATAGGAAGTCCTGATTATAATTCAATAAATATAAAATTTAGTTATAGACTATTAAGATCAAATGAAAATGATTCAGTTATATTGACTATACAAAATATGTAGAAATGGCTAACCAAGTTGATATTAAATACTTAAACAAAGATTTTGCTTCTTTAAAAGCAGATTTAATAGAATATGCAAGAGCATATTATCCTACTGTATACAATGACTTTACTCAGGCTTCACCTGGTAGTATGTTTATTGATATGGCTTCTTATGTAGGGGATGTACTTTCATTCTATTTAGATAATCAACTGCAAGAAACATTTTTACAGTACGCTAAACAAAAAGGTAATTTATTTACATTAGCTTACATGTTAGGTTATAGACCTAAAGTTACTTCTGCAGCTATAGTAAACTTAGAAGTGTATCAACAAATACCAGCAGTTAGTATTGGAGGTGGAAATGTTGCCCCTGATTTTACTTATGCAATGACTATAGAGCAAGGAATGCAAGTTAAATCGAATGTTAACAGTTCTATATTATTTTATGTTCCACAAAAAGTAAATTTTGCAGAATCTTCTTCAATGGATCCAACTACTGTAGAAGTATATACTATAAATGGTAGTAATGTTCCAACATCTTATCTTTTAAGAAAAACTGTACAAGCATTATCAGGACAAATAAAAACTCAAACTTTTAGTTTTTCTTCTCCACAAAGATTTGCAACAGTAAATCTATCAGATAATTCTATTATTACTATATTAGAAGCTAAAGATTCTGATGGTAATACTTGGTATGAGGTTCCTTATTTAGCACAAGATTATATATTAAAACCAGTAGAAAATACTGCTGCTAATTATCCATCATTATATCAATTTCAAAATCAAGTTCCTTACATGATACAGAAATTATCTGTACCTAGAAGGTTTACATCTAGATTTAGAGCTGATGGATCTTTAGAAATAGAATTTGGTCCTGGAATAAATTCAGTTGCAGATACTGCTGTTTTGCCGAATCCTAATAATGTAAGTGTTGGTTTAACTGGTGGCGGTCTCAGCACCTTATCTAGTTCATTTGATCCTACCAATTTTGTTACAACACAAACTTATGGATTAGCACCAAAAAATACAAGTATTTCATTTCAATATTTAGTAGGAGGGGGAGCTGCATCAAATGTATTAAGTAATGAATTAACACAAATAGTATCTTATACAGTATCTGGAAATACTACTTATCAAAATACAATAGTAGTAAATAATACTGATCCAGCATCAGGAGGAGGTGATGGAGATACTGTTGATGAATTAAGAATGAATATTGCAGCAGAGTTTCCAACTCAATATAGAGCTGTAACTCAAGAAGATTATTTGGCTAGAACTTTAAGTATGCCTCCTCAATATGGTAAAATATCTAAGGCATATGTAACTAAAGATGACGCTACATTTAATAACTATATGCAAGGTGATATTAGTCAAAAAGATCAAGTACTAGTAAGTCTTTATGTATTAGGTCTTGATCTAAATAATCATTTAGCAAATCCATCACCAGCATTATTACAAAATTTACAAACGTATTTGTCAGATTATAGAATGATGACAGATGCTATAAATATAAAACCAGGATATATAATTAATATAGGTTGTGATTTTGATATAATCATTAGACCTAATTATACAAGTCAGGATGTTATTGCTAGATGTATATTAACTTTACAAGATTATTTTAATATAAATAATTGGCAAATTAATGAACCAATTATATTAGGAGACATTTATTCTTTATTAGATGTAGTTGAAGGAGTGCAAACAGTAAAAGATGTAAGAATTATAAATAAATCAGGTGAAGCTGATGGATATTCAAAATATTCTTATGATATTTCTGCAGGTAGTTTAAATGGAGTAATTTATCCATCTTTAGATCCTTCTATATTTGAGGTAAAGTATCCTAATACAGATATTCAAGGTCGTGTAGTAACAATGTAAAAAAAAAATAAAAAATGGCCGTATATAAAATATTTGCATCTTCTGATACTACTTTATATTCAAGTAGTCCTGCTGCTAATGCAGGCCTAGATGAAATACTAGAAGTATCAGTTAAAAATTCAGATAATCCTTCTAATTATTTTGTAGATCCAGTACCATCAGAACCTTTACTTCAAGATAATTTAAGAAGAGCAATTATATCTTTTTCCGATGCTGATATATCAATACTAAAATCTTTTACTACAGGATCTTGGAAAACTAATTTAAGACTTTATTTAGCTACCGCTGAAAATTTAAACACATCTTATAGTTTAGAAATAAGACAAGTTTCTCAATCTTGGCAAATGGGAACTGGTAAATTTGGAGATCTACCAGAAACTAGAAATGGTGCTTGTTGGTATAGTCCAAATCAGTTTACTACAGCTTCTAATGAATGGGGAAATGGATCATATTATTTAACTCCGGGCGGTGGATCTTGGACAAATGGATCTGTTACACAATCATTCGGATATTCTGATAATAAGGATATAAACGTAGATGTAAGTTCTATAGTTAATACTTGGTTTAGTAGTTCATATGCTAATTATGGATTTTTAATAAAACATCCAAATATTATAGAACAAAACTCAGGCAGTTATATAGGATTAAGTTTTTTTTCAGTAGATACACATACAATTTATCCTCCTACACTAGAAATAAAATGGGATGATAGTTCATATTCTACTGGAAGTCTCTCTGTAATTAATAGTACCGATAGTGTAATTACTTTATCAAATAATTTAGATACGTATAAATACGGAACAGGAAAATATAGATTTAATATAAATGCAAGAGATAAATATCCAGTAAGAACATTTACAACTTCATCTATTTACACTACTAATAAAGCTCTTCCTCAAACATCTTATTGGGCTTTACAAGATGTAAAAACAAATGACATATTAATAGATTTTGACACTACGTATACAAAGATTAGTTGTGATGGAATAAATAGTTATTTTAACTTATATATGAATGGACTAGAACCAGAAAGATATTATAAAATATTAATTAAAACTATATTATCTGATGGTGAGTCTTATGAAACAGATAATAACTTAATATTTAAAGTTACTAGATAATGGCGAACGTAGAAATGGTTAAGGAAATTTATGGACTTAATACATATAGTAAGGCTATAGATACTAATTTTAGTGAATTATTAGAACCGGCTATTGTTGAAACTCCCGATAATGAAATAACAGTAGATGAGTTTTTTGAATATTATGATCAATTATTTTTTACTATACCTGTTGATGGATCAATTAATTCACATACATATTTAGTAGAAAAAAGTCAACAATATATTGGTGGTTCTGTATTAGATGCTGAAAAACAAGCATTAATAGAAGAAATAAATTCATTGCGTCAACAACTTCTAGATATAAATCAATCGTTTGCAAATATTAATAATGTGATATAATGGAATTAGTTAATATAACATATTCAGGAGAAGGATTTCAATCTCAAGACCTAAATCCATTAGATAAACAATTAGTAACTTCTAATTTTATAAATAGTCAATTTGGAGCAGAAGAAGATTATTTAGAGCTATATATATACGATGAAAATAATAATTTATTACAAGTTGATTATGATGCATTTGATTATTATCCTTATTTAACAGCTAACCCAAAAAATAATACATATTCTACATTAACATTAGATCCTGAAAAAGATTTAAAGAATAGAGGATATTATAGAGGTAATTTAAATATACAATATAATTTTTATAAAAAACTATTTAATTCTGCATTTGGCACATATTATTGGATTAAAGAAATATCTTCAACAAGAACAGAATTAAAATTAGCATCACAAACAATAAGCGATGATGCTATTTTAAATGGATTTTCTCAATATCAATCTTATATAAGTAATAAAAATTATTATCCTGTATTTTATTTAAATTTTGGTAATAATCAAACTATAATAGCTAGTAATGTAGCATATACTGAAGATGAAGAAGGATCTTATTTATTAATAAAATTATATGAACCATTAGATGCAGATTTTGATTTAAAATCTCAATTATGGATAGTAGATAAAGTAGCAGAATCTGTAAGTTTTAATGTATCTATTACTGTTGAAGCAGAAAATATAGATCAAATAAATAGATTAAGAGGTCCTAATTTTAATGTTCAAATAAATGATAAAAATGGGCAAACTACTCCATACTATAATTATGATAACTTATTAGCCAGTCCTGTAAGTTCTTCATATCAAAAATTATTAAGCTATTATCAAGATAGATCTGTAGCAATAAATGTAGACTATACTAACTTTAAAAATTTTATACATTTTTCAAGTGCTGTTGAAAGAGTAAACAATTTTGTTTATAAAGTAGGACTAATAGAGCAATATAAAAATCAACAGGTTAGCCAATCATTAGTCGCTGGGGGATCAGGAAATATAACTTACGCTAATAATTCTATAGATTCTAGTGAACAGGCTATAAATAATATAATAGAAAAATTTGATACATACGAGTATTTTTTATATTTTAATTCATCTAGTTGGGCATGGCCTAAGTCTACTTTAACACAACCGTATCAATTATATTCAGTAACTTCATCTCAAGTTAGTAATTTTTTAGGATCTGTAAACACAGTGCCAACTGCTACTACGCAGTCACTATTATTTAGTGCATCATATTATGATTCTACTAATAAAGATTTACTACATAATTCTATACCGCAGTACTTATTAGATGATTCAAATAATCAACCTTTCATTACCTTTATGGATATGATTGGACAACACTTTGACAATATTTGGATATACTATAAAGATCTTTCTAATAGATATAATGCTACAAATAATCCTGATACAGGAATATCATTGGACGTTGTTGGAGACGCGCTGAGAGGCTTAGGTATTCAACTATATACAAACTCAAACGTATCAGATAACCTGTATTATACGTTATTCGGAATTAATACAGATGGATCACTACTTCCTCCTACTGGTTCTGAATTAATTACAAATTATGTTACTTCAAGTTTAACTACACTTTCTGCAAAAGAAATTCAACAAGAATTATATAAAAGACTTTATCATAATTTACCATACCTACTTAAAAGTAAAGGTACTGAAAGAGGTGTTAAAGCTCTTATAAGTACTTTTGGTATTCCTGATAGTATTTTAACCGTTAGAGAATTTGGAGGAACTCCAGTAGATTCAGTGGATGGTGTATTTGATTTAGATTCTTCTGAATATAAAGTAGCTATAGTAACAGGAAGTGGAGGTAATGTTACTGGTAGTTTAACGCTATCTTCTTCATTATTGCATCCAGAAGCTAGTATACAATATTATCAAAATATTAATAGAATTAATACTACTAATATTGAAGTAGGATTTTCACCTGCAGATACTATTAATGATAATATAGTTTCATCAGAAGGATATTTTGATATAGATCAATTAATTGGAGCACCAATATACCAATACTCATCTTCTTATACCGCTTTAGATAATTTTAAAAATACGTACTTTAGTTCATATACTCAGAAAAATAGCATTTGGGAATATATAAGACTAATTAAGTTTTATAATAACTCTTTATTCAAAATGATTAAAGATTATGTACCTGCTAGAACTAATCTATCTACAGGTATTATAGTTAAATCTCATATGCTAGAAAGAAATAAGTATGAGAGACATGAACCTAGTATGAGTTTTAATGACTATTCACAATCTATTGATACTGCATTTATATCTGGTTCCTCTGCCGGTTCAGTTATTGGGTCTACTTCATTTACAGGTAGTGTACAATCTCCAATAGGGCCAGTTCAATTTATAAGTTCAAATGGCATAGAAAAATATACTGGTGAACTTAGCGGTTCTACTATAATCGCTACTGATGGACAAGAATTTCCTCAATTTGAAATATCTCAACTTCCTTCTAGCTCTTTATTTGTCACTTACTCATTAGGAGCACTATATCAGAATGTTAGTCAATCTGTAAGATCACAAATACTTTGGGATTTAGATTATAATGCTGATCAAACTATACCTGTTAACTATGGAATAGTTACTGAATCTATAAATAATTCTCAAATAGATAATTATGCTACATATACTAATCCTAACGATCCTTATGCATACGTTCAAGATTATAACTATAATCTAAAAAGATCTATATATCCTAGATATAATGGATCCATAATTAATAGCGCTTTATATAATGTATATACACCAGGAGATATTTCATATGGTAAAACAGCAACTATAGATAAGATAAAATACCAATATGCTTATTTATTAGATATATATGGAGCTTCTATATATTTACCTGGAAGATCTAATGCTCAGATAAAATACTTAATTGATAATGATGAAAATGTTTTGGATTTAACTAAAACAAATCAAAATATATTTGCAGTACAAAATATATTTAAATCAGGACAAACAGCAGACGTTTCTTTATTTGAATATGATGAAAAAAATCCATACTCTCAACAATTAGTAAATAATCCCACTCTTGAAATATTTGAAGGCGGATTTAGATATCTGCCTATATTACATAATATTAGTGGATCTAGTGAAGTTACACAATCTTATACTCTATTAATCCCAGAAAAAATTACAGTTCCTGCAGGGGGTACTGTTCAACCAACAGATGATGTTTTACAAATAAGTAATTGGTCTATAATTTGGGAAAGTACAGAAACGCAAACAGAACCATGTTATGATGGAGCGGGTACTAGTAATTACACATCTAGATTACGTGCAATATATAAAAATGGATCAGAGTCTGTTCCTTATGATGTTAGTGTGACAGTTACAACATATATGCAATCTAATGGATTTTGTGGTGGGTCTCCTATAAGTCCTACAATTAGAGTTAACAATCCTAATGTTAGTGGAAGTACTAAAAATATATTAATTTTATCAGATTTAGCTAGTAGTTGTGATACAGAAGAAGTACGTAATTTTCTTGGATTACCTCCAGGTGTAGGAGATTGTCCTGCATTTATATCAAATATAACTGCAGAAGAAGCATTACCACCACCAGAAGAAAACCCATCGTCTAATGAAATTACATACTATACAAGTATTATAACAGGATCAACTCCTTGTTTATACTTTATATCTGAATCTAATCAAGTTATATTTAATAGTGAAATATCATATTTCTATAATAAGAATGGATTTATATTTAATTCATATTCTGATCCAGCGTGGACTGGGTCTTTACTAAATGATGTCATCCTGCCTTTCAGTTTAGAGATAGGAGATAGAATTTCATTTTATGATTCTGCATCTAGATTAGGTTGGACTGAATTAGAGGAATATGTAGTAAAAAATGTGTCTATTACAGGATCTATTACTAATATATCTGGATCTAGATTACTAGCAGAATTAGATAGATCAGTTAACTTAGCTCTATTTACATCAGGATCAACTGTAGCTACTGAATCTTTTACAGGAGCTCCTTATAGAGCCTGTAGATACATAGTATGGAAGCATGTCCCAGATGAAACAAACGTAATGCTCAGATATAATCCTAAGGATTCTAATATATTAGAAAATGGAATACTATTTCCTCAATATATAGACCCTCCGGTTAGAGACAATTCTGGAAATGTTATAAAGGCTCTTAAACAACAGAATTTAATAGACCCAGATACAAATACAATAATTTTCCAATAACACATATTTATTTAAAAGCCCATTTTATATGTCATATTTAAGTAGCACATCGGTAGTAGTAGATGCTATCCTTACTAAAAAAGGAAGGGAACTCCTTTCCAGAAATGATGGATCATTCAGAATTACTCAATTTAGTTTAGCTGATGATGAAATAGATTATACTCTTTATAATCCAAACCACCCTTCTGGATCTGCATTTTATGGCGAAGCTATTGAGGCAATGCCAATAATCCAAGCATATCCTAACGATATGGAAATAATGAAGTATAAGCTAATAACTCTTCCAAGAGGAACAGCTAAAATACCAGTTCTAGATCTTGGATATAATGCAATCACTATCAAGCAAGGAGCTTCTTTAGCAATAACTCCTCAAACATTAAATTATCTTGGTGCTACTTCAACTTTTGAACAATCGGGATATGTAGCTACTATAGGTGATGTAAGAACAATGAGTTCATTTAATGGCGTTGGAATTAATACACCAGAAGCAACATCATTAAATTCTACAACAACTATTGGTACTAATGTAAGTAAAACTGTTATAGGAACTACAATTAACTTGACTGCTACTACAGTTAATACATTATTTGGTTCTAGTACATCTTTATATACTACTTTAGTTGTAGTTGGTCGTGATTCTGGTGCTAGAATTTCTATACCTGTAACAATTATAAAAGTAAACTCATAATAAATTAAAATATGTCATTTACAAGATTAGATCCAACAGATTTTGTAGTATCGGCCGATTCGGTAACGGCTCCTGCTTGGAGTAATAACGTAACTACTTTAACATCTTTTTATACTGCCGCTGCATCAACTACTGGTAGTTATTATGTTGATGTATATGATGGAAATACAAGTTCTCCATCTGCATCAATCCAATTTTCTGTAGCTTATGGCCACTATGCTGGATCTGGTTCGGCTCCTCTAAATACTTTAGTTCCTGGTAAAAGTCCGACTAGAATTACATTTGGTCAATTTAGAAACTTGATTTATGGAGATGCAGAAAGTCCTGTAAATTTTGGAACTGGAAATACTAATTCTCCTGATCTAATTGCTATTCAAATAGATAGAAATAAATATAAAGAGAGTTTATTTCCAGGTACGTTTAATTTATCATTAACTAATGGTGCTAATGGGCCTATTAAGTTGACTGATAATTCAAACGATGTAACTACTATAACTTATGTAGATGGTGGAAGGGTTTATGATATAGTATCTGGTTCTAATGGAACTGCAAAAAATAGCCCGACTCTTTCTGGTGCTGCTCAAGGATATACAGTATCAGGAAGTTATGGTTTATTCTTACCAGATATTGGATTAATTCTTTTAAATCCTAGAGCTTTATCTTTAAGTACTGCAACAGGAGGTATTTCATGTTCATTTAATCCCGCAACTACTATAGCTGCATCTAGTACTAATAACCATTTAATTTATTCTATAATTAATTCAGGCGCTTTTTTTCAACTTAATTCTCAAGAAACTATTTCTTCAGATTATGTATTTGTAAGATTTAAAAATGCTGATTATAATTATACTACTAATCCTTCATTTATAACAGGTTCTGGTGAATTAATATACTCTAATTTTATTAACAGTCCTCAAACATATCCTACGACTGTTGGATTATATAATGACAATAATGAATTATTAGCAGTAGCTAAAATGTCTAAACCTCTTACAAAAGACTTTACTAAGGAAGCATTAATAAGGGTTAAATTAGATTGGTAGTAAAATACTACAATAGTTTATAAATGGGAATGTCAAAAAATACTCTTAATAGATCGGATATTTCTACTTATCCTATTAAGTTAAAGTACTCCTCGTCTTACGCAAGTTCCTCTGCTACAAGTTACGGAATAACATTAAATAGAGGAATCAATGGATCTTTTAATTCAAACGGAGAAGATTTTTTAGTTTATAAATTAGCAAAACAACTTTATTATAATTCTTATTTAACTGGATCACTAAATAATAGTGCTAGTGCTTGGAATGATGATTTACAGTCAACTGCTGCACAAGGAACTTTTGATAATGATTATAGATATTTTCCAGTAGGATCAGGAGATCAAATAACTGTTATGGCAATACCTAGAACAGTTTTTGGTGAAAATGTAAGTAGGAAAAGTTTTAATTTATCAGGAACTACTTATAATTTAATTGATGATGGTAATGGTAATATAATAGATACAGATAATAATGATGTTCATGTTGGTAATATTTTATATGCTCAAGGAATAATAATTATTACCAATCAAGATTATGAAAATGCACTTATTCAATAGATATTAGTTTAATTAAAATTTGTTATGAAAAATTTACGTTATATTTGTGTTCAACCTAGGCTTGTTTATTATGCTTGGCAAGTAGAAGTTATGATAAATAACTTTATTAAAAATGGAATAAGTTATGAAGATATAGATATCTTAGTTGCTTGCAATCCTAATGATAATACTAGTAGTGAAGAATCTATTGAAGCTTGGAATAGATTAATAGAATATTATAAAGATGTTAGATTTTTTTTCTATCCTGATACTAGAGAATATCCCGTAAATTATGTTTCTTCAATAAGACCTAATATATTAAAGCAACACTTCCAAGAGTATCCAGAACTTTCTAAAGAAGCTATATTTTATCATGATTGTGATATTATATTTACAAAAAAAGTTGATTTTAGACAATTTCTTCATGATGATATTTGGTATCTAAGTGATACTAACAATTATATAAATTATAATTATATAAAATTTAAAGGAGAGGACATTTATTTAAAAATGTGTGAAATAATAGGAATTGATCCTATTATTCCTAAATTAATGAATTCTAATTCAGGTGGTGCTCAATATATACTTAAAAATATCGATCATACATTCTGGGAAAAAGTAGAAAAAGATTGTGAACAATTATACTCTCAAATAACAGAGTTAAATAATATAAAGAAAAAAGAAAATGAATCTTATCATGAATTACAAATATGGTGTGCAGATATGTGGGCAGTTCTATGGAATGGTTGGTTAAAAGGTAATGAAACTAAAGTAGTAAAAGAATTAGATTTTTGTTGGGCTACTGATGTGGAAGAAAGATTTAATGCATCAACTATATTTCATAATGCTGGGGTAACTTGTTCTTGTGGTGGAAAATTTTTTAAGGCAAATTATATAGATTCTGTACCGTATAATTTAAATCTTAGAATAAAAGAAGGAACAGCAAGTTATAGATATTATCAAGAGATACAAGAAGTAGAGAAAAAATCTCCATTAGCAATATGATATCTGTAGTAACATTAACTTATAAAAGAAAGCATATATTAGAAGAAGCTATACAATCTTATTTAAATCAAGATTTTATAGGAGAATCAGAAATGTTAATAGTAAATGATTCACCAGACGTAGAATATATATTTAATCATCCAAATATAAGAATAATAAACCATGCTACTAGATTTAATTCTATAGGTAAAAAATTAGAATTTGCATTTAATAAAGCAAATGGAGATTACTTATATAGACTAGATGATGACGATTTATTAACTCCTTGGGGATTATCTATAGTAAATGAATATATAATAGAAAATCCAAATAAAGACATATATAGGTGTGCCCATCATTATTTATTTACAAATAATAATTTTACATGTATTAGTGGAAGTGTAAATAATGGAAATTGCTATTCTAAAAAATTTATAAATAAAATAGGAATTCCAGATGTTAGCGGAAATGAAGATTATGAAATAACATTTTTAAGAAGTGCAAATACTTTTACTGGTAATAAAGGAAAATATTCTATGATATACCGTTGGGGAATGCAAACATATCATATTTCTGGTATGGGTAACTATCATGATAATGATTATATCTTATCAACAACTGATTCTCTTTGTAGTAAAGAAACAGGAATAATAGAATTAAATCCTCATTTTAAGAATGACTATTACAAATATTTATAAGTATGCCAACTTATTCTGCATATACCCTTAATTTAATTGCTGAGACTACTGTATACCAAAATGAAGTTAGGTGTAGAGTAAAAGAAAATGATTTTAATTATACACAAAATCCCAGTGCTACAAAAGCAGGTACTTCAGGTTCTTATATAGATGCAGTAACAGGTTCTGACTTTCATCCCTACACAACTACAGTTGGATTATATAATGATCAAGATGAATTATTAGTAGTAGGAAAATTATCAAGGCCATATCCAGTTCCACCTAATACAGATATGACTTTTATTATAAGATGGGATAGTTAAAAAATAAAGTATGAGAAAATGGTTATATTTTGATCCTCTAGGAGTTACTAGAGAGTTTAATTCAATAGAAGACTTTCCACCTAATACTGTTGGCTTTATATATAAGATTGTCAATCTTATCAATGGCAAATTCTATATAGGCAGAAAGGTCCTTTTCAATAATACTAATAAAGCATTAACCAAGAAAGAGATCGCGGAATGGGACAAACCTGGGCGCGTCCCACGCAAGAAGAAGATTATTAAAGAGTCTGATTGGTTGTCATACCATGGAAGTAATAAACTACTTAATCAAGAAAGAAAAGAAGTAGGTGATGATATGTTTGCTAGAGAGATTTTACAATTGTGTTACTCTAAGAAACAATTAACTTATTATGAAGTTTGGTGGCAAATGCACTATAAAGTTCTTCATATCGATTCATATAACGATAATATCCAAGGTAGGTTCTATAGAAAGGATGTAGAATAAAAAAAGCCCTGGCACTTGCCGAGGGCTGTATGTATGGGCTTGCAAAGGTTAATTCCAATCAATTATCTTATGTAAGGTATCTTTATCTATATTTGCTTTTAAAGCTTTGATAACAGCTTGTTCAAATTCAACTCTAGGATATCCTATATTATCTTCATCTGGGCCAATCCTATCTCCTGTAAGACCTGCGGCATCCAACTGATCATTGTCCATATAATCAAATTCTCTTGAACTAATTTCTTTTAGAAGAGGATTGTTTGCTGTAAATTGCTTAAAGTTGAATGCCATATTATTTTTTTAATTAGTCTATATTTCTGTAACTAGGATCAGAAAAAGGATTTTTATTAGATTTAGGAGATATATCTTTAACACTTCTATCAGTAGTTGATAAATATCCTTCAGGGCTTATTGTAACAGGTATGATGTCTTCTTCACGATCAGCACCAGGAACAATTCCAGGTTTTAATCCTCTAAGAACACTATTAGCTCTATCTAATGTATAAGTCATTGTATTAGTACCGAAATCAACAATATATTCTTCTGCGCCTTCCATTTGAACACCTGCTTTGTATCCTGCAATTTCTTCATTTTGAGAAAAGTCAGTAGCAAAGAAATCAATGATATCTTGAAACTCAAAACCATCATCAACAAGGGCTTCTATACTATTTCTAACAAGCGGATGTCTTGCAAGAACGGTAAATATTGTTCTATCTGCATATCCTTGTTCCCTAGAACCATCAATAATAGATTTTATTTGGCCAAGACGTGGTTCAATATTTTGATCAATAAGTCCCATCATGCGATCAAACTTACCTTGCTCATCTGGCATTAATGAAGGAAATGGATTTACAGAATCATCATAATCCATACTGTCTATTTCTTCTACAGGACTATCTTCTTTAACAGATTTATTTTTTACTATATCAAAGAATAATACGTTCTTAGAATCAGTATCAGGATCGTAATCTTTTTTAACACTGCTAGGATCTATTTTCCAATCAGGAAATTTTGTTTGTAGTAAATTTTTGATCTCAGTAAAAGCAGCTCTACTTACTGTACTATCAATATCAACAGTAATACTACCATCTTCAACGTAGTTATTACGAACTCTTTTCATCCCATTGCTTATTCTTATATTTTGAAATGGTTCTGTATCCTGACTTACCTTTTTCCATCCAAATCTTTTTTGAATAGCAAATAGTTTTGTCATTAAGCTATCTCTATCATCTTTACCTGCTTTTTCTTCTACAGGACTGTCTTGCACAAATTCATCACCAAAGCCATCCAGCTTATGTTCTGGACCTTCATACGGAATTTCTGTATCCAATTCCATTTCTGGCTGTTCTTTAAGACTATCTGAATAAAATTCTAAATCCTCTTCATCTTGAACGTATCCATCTTTTAAAAATTCAATTATATCATTTTTTTTGCCTGAAATTTTTACATAAAGGCCTTCTGCAAGGTTTTCTTCTATTACCTTAAAATTTAAATTGTGTTTTTTACACTGAGCTTTTAGATATTTTAGTCCATAATCCCAATCAAGTTCTAATGAAGCTTCATTTAATTGAGTTTCTTCTTTCAAACCATGCAAATCTACGTATGCACCAAGGATAGCGTGTGGACCAAGATTGTTTTCTTTTAAATACTTTGCAATGTTAAAATCTTTCATTATAATAATTTTACTACTAATAAATATTGAATTACTTATTAAATATGCCTTTGATTATACCATACAATAAAACAAAAGGTGCCGCCACAATAGTTGCCACTCCTAGACCTATAAGACCTAGAAAGAAGATCAAGATCATTAGTCCTAAACAAAACCCAACTACTGTTAGTCCTAGTTCTAGATTAAGTGGCATGATCAATAATCCTATAGATGCAAATGAGAACAGTAACAGCCATAAAGTCATCAAGCTCCACTTGAGTTTCCAATATATGAAAGCTAGAATAAAACAACAGAGTATAAATAATAGATAAGTCATAAGCATTCACGTTTTCGCATAGGGGCCCTAAAATATAGTATTTACAAATTTATCACTTTGGACATTTCCGCACTATCCCTTCTTATCCAGATTAAAGAACTTACCATTCTCGTAAACCAATTCATGATCACCAGTAAAATAAGCCTTAGTAACTTCCAGACCTTTCAATAAGGATTCTGTAATTACAGTCTCTATATATTTCCTTACATGTTTAACGTTCACGCCTCTGGATGATGAACCGTCTGAGAATTCAATGGTAATAAAGGATCCACCTGGAATACGTGATAATGGGTTAATCTCAAATTCTCCTCTTTTCATATTTTTATATTTATTCTTTTTTGTAAATTTAAATTTTTCCCGGAGTTTACGATTGATAATTAAATTTTTTGATAACAAAAGATACGGTCCATTTTAGGAACGACAAATCTATATAGAAATAGTCAAAACTCCCTTCATACATTTCATAGGAGACCGACAAAGTCGGTAGAATATAAAAGTAGTTATAGTTGGTGACTAGCTTTATTCTTTCTATCTTTTTCATATTTACTTATTTTCAAGTTCTTTGATCTTGTTTGTCTTTATCCAAGAAGTTATAATCCATAGGATAGCAACAACCTGCCATCCATAATCACGACCTTCCTTTAGATTAACTGTCAATACCGATACTGATGCAATTAGGGCAAGAGCCATAAGAATCTTTTCCCATACTTCTAAATGTTGAATTAATTTACTCATGTTTCTTTATTTACTTTTTTTATAAGTTTCGTTGTAATATTCTTCTGATGTTAGCACCTTTCCTAATCCTAAGAATGTTTGTTGTTTGCCGTGTTGCCAAGCTTCACATATCTGCTCCTTCTCCATTTCTTTGGCTTGTTCTAGTAACTTCCTAACACTCTCAAGATCTGCACTTGGGATTAAGTTGTCAACTACACTTATAACCCAATTTACTGCTGTTTGTTGTGCCATAGTTATTTAGTTTTTATAATAGATAGCATTCCACCTACCGTTTTCATTTTTATAGACTCCACAAGTACCTTTACCATTAACCATATATCCATTAAATCTTTTAGAGAAATTGGTAGCATAAAATCCTCTATCTCTACTATTATGATTGTATTTGTAGTTGTGGCCTTTAGAAATTCTAAGTACTTCTTTGATCATCTCGGTATATGTAAAATCATTACCGTTCTCAATCATGTGCTGTACAAGTTTTTCTTTTATAGTCTTTCTCATATTAATAGGAATTTTCTGAATAATACTTTTTGATCTTGTCATTAAACTCTGGCTTATAAAGACCTGTGCCTGGTTGTAATACCATTTCATAGTAAGTATGGTACGTGGCTTGATACATTGACATTCCTTTTTCTT